CCCAGGCCATCAGGGTGTACGGCGAAGACAGTATTCAGGTGGCCGAATTGCGGGTCGGTGCGGAGCGGCGGCTTCAGGCGGCGCAGATTGATACGCTGGATGCGAGTGAGGCCTATAAGGCCGAGGTCCTTGCGGCATGGGACGCGGCCAATGGCGTCGCATCGGTGGACATGGCGGGCAATGTCACGCTCGCTGCTGATCAGGCGAGCCGCATGGCCGACGAGCTGGGACGCGCACTCTCGAATGCCACCGCCCTGGCAAATCAGGGCGTCGAAGAGGTCACCCGTGCGCGGATCAATTATGAGTTCCGGGATGATCCGCTGGGGCGGGCCGGGGCTTTGGCGAATGCTGAATTCGACCGACGTACCGCCATAGATACATTTGGGCCGCAGACGGAAGAAAATTTCCGGATCCTGAACCGCGAGCGTGAAGATTTCGTCGGCGCTCGGGTCGAGGCAGAGCGGTACAACCTGAGCCTTCAGGAGTGGCGCAGCGAGCAGAATGCGGCAGGACGCAGCACCAACACGTCGTCAGGCGCAGGCCGGGGCGGCGGTGGCGGGCGGGGCCGGTCGGACGAGGAGCGGATCCTCGCGGATATCGCACGCCAGATGGACCGGCTTGCCCCCAGCTATGCGCGGGACATGGCGGCGCTGGAGGACTGGCGCGACGCAGCGCTCTCCACGCTCGATCCTGCGCGCGCGGGATATGAGGCCTTTGCGCTGGATGTCGAGACCATTTTCGACGCGCGGCTTGCCGAGGCCTACCGCAAGGATCTGGACCGCCGCACGGACTGGGCCTCGGGAATCGAGCGGGCGTTTGCGGACATCAACGACGACATGAGCACCTGGGCGGATGTGGGCGAGGACATCGTCACCAAATGGTCGAGTGGTCTGGAAGATGCCTTTGTCGAAATGGGCCGCACCGGAAAGTTCGAGGTCGGCAGCCTGGTGGATTACACCCTCGAGCAGTTTCAGCGGATGGCGTTTCAGCAGGCAATTCAGCCGGGCCTCAATGCGGGTTTCGACGCGCTGTCCGGTTTTATAGGTGGGCTCTTACCCGGCGCCGCCGGTTCAACGCCGCTGACCCAGAGCCACGCGGGCAGCACCATTGGCACAGGCGGTGTGCGGCGCAGCTATGGCGCGGGATCGCCCCTGCGCGCCGATGAGCGGCTGACGGTCACCACAATGGGCCAGCGGGTGTTCACGCCCGAGCAGATCGGCAATGGCGCCACGGTGGTGGATGCGCTGGCACAGGCAGCGGCCAATGGCGGCGGCGGGGGTGGTGTCGTGTTTGCGCCAAAGATCATGATCGAGAACAACAGCTCAACGCCGGTGCAGGGCGAGATGGAAGAGCAGAACGACGGGCAGGGCGGGCGCAGCTTCAAGCTGGTGCTGGCCGATCAGGTGGGTGCCGCGATGAACCAGCCCGGCGGCGGGGCGCGCAAGACGCTCAAGCAGGGCGGCTTCAGGCCGAAGCGGGCCCAGCGATGAGCATTGCCGTCTGGCCCTCCGAGCTGCCCTGTCCGCTGCGCGAGCCCTACAATCAGGACCGTCAGGATGCGCGGCTGCGCAAAGCGGCGGGTGGCCCTCCGGGATATCGCCGCCGGTTTTCCAGCACTGCGCGGTTTGTGACGCTGGGGCTGGAGCTGACCCGCGCGCGCAAGGCTGTCTTTGACATATTCTATGATGAGGTCACGGCGGGTGGCACATTGCCGTTCCGGATGCCGGACCCGACTACCGATGGCACACTGCTGCTTGATGGTGCGTTCCGACCACTCCTGACCGGGGCAGGGGAGCACATCCTGCTGTCCGCCGAGTGGATCTGCCTGTTCAGCGAGCCGGTCCCGAACGAGCGTATGGTGGGGGGGCGCTATCTGGTGAGTTTCACCGTGGCGGTGATGCCGTGAGGCGCGTCTCGCTCAATGCGCGCAGGGCCTTTGATGCCGCCAGCTCGGCAGAGGTCGAGGTGGCGCTGATCATGATCGAGCATCCGGCGCTGGATGCGCCGCTGCGCCTGTCCACGGACCCGACGGAGCGGCTGTCTGTGGACCCGCTGATGTACGGCACCCGGAGCACATGGATGGGCAGCGATCCGGCGGATGAGCCTTTCCTGTTCGTGCTGGCACAGGCCGAGCTGCCCAGCGATCTGGAGGATGCGCCCGCCTCTGCCAGCATCGTCGTCGAGAATGTGGACAGCGACATTGCCGCCCTGATGCGGTCCTTCACGGACCGGCCCACGGTGCACCTTGCCGTGGTGATGGCCAGCACGCCGGATCTGATGGAGGTCGAGTATCGCGGCATGGTGATGACCGGCGCGTCGGGCAATGCCAATGAGATCACGCTCGAGATCAGCCGCGCCCCGATCGAAGAGGAGAGCGTGCCGATGGACCGGTTCACGAAGGACAGATTTCCGGGGATGTTCCGATGAAAAGAGAGGGAATGTTATGTTTGAAGACGGCGCATATGAGTGCTTTGAAAATGTGGTTGCCGACGTCAAACTTCCGTTGGGCGTATGGAAGGAAGTATTTCCAGCAAATACAGTGTTCCCGCCTGATCCGCCGGGGTGGAAAAACTGCGCTACACCGTTCGGTCTTCCCCGGCATCCAGCGGCACAAGAAACTCGAATACACCCCCACCAGCCATAAGGACCTGAACGAGGCTTTTCCCCCGCTCAGTGTAATTTGTCCGAACGAGCTTAACCGCGTTGATCGGCTGTCGCATGTTTGTTGGTTGTATCGGCCCATCACTGTCAGCAGGGCCTGCTGCAAGAAGCTCTGCTCTGGTTTTCGCATTCATCAGTTCAGCGACAAGATGTGGGATCATTTCCGGCACCATTTGGATAACCAACTCCCGCCCGTCGACAGTTTTTACCGAGAGCCTGATAGCAGATCCATCGGTGGCAATCTTCGTACCAATAGCTTTGCGCCACGTATCATCCATCTCAATTCGCTTTCTTTGCTTGGGCTAGGGTGGATCAAACAGCGATTCTACGTTTTATATCAAGGACTGGTTGTATGATGAGCTGGTCGAACGATTACATCGGCATCCCCTACGCCGATATGGGCCGCGACCGCTTGGGGTGCGATTGCTGGGGGCTGGCGCGGCTGGTCTATGCCGATTGCCTGTCGATCACGCTGCCGGACTATGCGGGCGGCTATGTCAGCGCCGAGGAGCAGGCGGAGGTTGCAGCACTGATCGGGCAGGAGACGCAGGCCGGTGTGTGGTCGCGGGTTCTGGAGCCTGCCGAATTCGATCTGTTGCTGTTTCGGCATGGACGGCGCGAGAGCCATATCGGGATCTGCATCGCCCCTGATCTGATGCTGCACATGGCCACTGATGATCAGTCGAAGGTCGAGCGGTTTGACCAGGGCCGCTGGTCGGCGCGTTTCGTGTTCGGGTTCCGGCATTCCGAGCGCCATTCAAGGGGGTTTGCATGACCGCTTCTGCGCTCCCTGTAATCTTTGCGCCGGTGCTGGATCCCGGCGCTGCACGGGTCACTCTGGATCTGCCCTGCGGCCTGACGCTGGCGCAGATCGTGGCGCGGGTGGCACCGGGTCAGCAGCCCACCGCCGGTCATCTGCGGGTCACGCTGACCACTGCCCAGGGCAGCGCCGTCATTGAGGAGCGCCTGTGGCCGCAGGTACGCCCGAAGCCCGGGACCACAGTCGTGATCCGTGGCATTCCCGGCAAGGACACCCTGCGGACTGTGCTGCTGGCTGTTGTGACGATTGCGGCGGCGGCGCTGGCGCCGGTCCTGTTTCCGGCGCTGGCGGCTGGATCGTTTGGGCTGGCGCTGGCCGTGGCCGGTTTGTCGATCCTCGGGACGCTGCTGATCAATGCGCTGATACCCATCGAGACGCCGGACGTCATCGAGCGGCGGGATGTCTACCGCATCGACGGCTGGCGCAATGATATCCGGCCCGGTGCGCCGGTGCCGTTTGCACTGGGCAGGCACCGCTATGCCCCGCCCTTTGCGGCACAGAGCCATACGGAGGTTGTGGGCGATGATCAGTTCATCGTGGCGCTGTTTTGTGCAGGTTACGGTCCGGTGCGGATCTCGGATCTGCGCATCGGGGACACGCCGGTCAGCGATTACCGCGACATCGACATCGAGACGCGCGAGGGTCGGCCCGGGGATGCGCCGGTCACGATTTATCCAGAACAGGTCCTCGAGGAGGGGGCGGGCGTCCAGCTGGTGCGCGAGCGTCCGCGCGACATCAATGGCAATGTGATTGAGGGTGCGCCAAGCGTCGAGGCCCCTGCCGTACGGTTCACCGCCAGCAACTCCGCCCGCGCCTCGGTCATTCTGGGCTTTCCCAACGGGCTGTTCTGGATCGATGACAAGGGCCGTCTGGCGGTGCAGGGTGTCACCGTGCGGATCCGGGCGCGGCTCAACGGCGTCGGCGACTGGACCGATGTCGCGGTCCTGAACATCACCGGCAAGCGGCAGGAAAGCATGCTGCGCCAGCACAGCTGGACCTTGCCCACGCGCGGGCGCTGGCAGATCGAAGTCACGCGGATGAACGACGACAGCACCAATGCGCAGGTGTCTGACACGGTCATGCTGGCGGCGATCCAGTCGATCCGGCCTGAGTACCCGATCAACCTGGACAAGCCGCTGGCGCTGATCGCGGTGCGCATCCGGGCGACCTATCAGCTCAACGGGACCCTAGACAGTTTCAACTGCCTGCTCGAGCGGGAGGGCCTCGTCCGTGAGGACGGCCAGTGGGTCACCGGCTACAGCCGCAATCCGGCCAGCGCCTATCTGTCCGCGCTGATGGGCCCGCAGAACCCCTATCCGGTGACGCTCGACGGCATCGATATGGATCAGATCGCCGACTGGTACGAGTGGTGCGCTGAAAAGGGCCTCAAATATGACCGGGTGCATGATGCGCCCGAGGGTCTGGGCGATATGCTGGCCGCGATCTGCGGTGCGGGGCGGGCCACGCCGCATCATGACGGGGTGCGCTGGGGCGTGGTCATCGACCGGCCCCAGACGCTGGTGATCGATCATATCAACCCGCGCAATTCGGAGCAGTTCGAATGGTCGCGGAACTATTTCCAGCCGCCCGATGGCCTGCGCATCCGGTTCCGCGACGAGACGAACAATCACGAGGAAGCCGAGCGCATCGTGCCGTGGATCGGACATACCGGCGATATCCGGCTGACCGAAAGTGTCGATATGCCGGGCAAGACGGACCCGGTCGAGATCTGGATCGAGGCGCGGCGGCGCATGTACGAGCTTACGCTGCGGGCGGACAACTTCAGCGTTATTCAGTCCGGTACCGCGCGGGTGGCCACGCGGGGCGATCTGGTGATGGGCAGCTTTGACGTGCTGAGCCGAACACAGCTGGCGGCACGGGTCAAAAGTGTCATGGGCCGTCTGGCCGAGATCGACGAGAGCACCGTCATCCCCGAGGGCTACGGCATCCGGTTCCGGGTCTTCGCGGAGGGTGAGGAAGGCGAGGACGTGGTCGGGGTTTCCATGGTCCGAGGTCTGGTGGCCACCGCTGAGGAGACCACCGCGCTGTTGCTGACTGGCACCGGCGAGATGCCGCAGGTGGGCGACGTGGTGCACATCGGTCCGATCCAGACAGAGAGCCTTGCCCTGCGCATTCGCGGCATCGAGGCCGGTGATGATTTTTCCTCGCGGCTGATCATGGTGGCTGCGGCGGAGGAGATCGACCGGCTGACCGACGCTGAGGTGGCGCCCGCCTGGGATGGCCGTGTT